AGTCTGAGTTCCAGTTAATGTAGTAGTTGTAGATGTTGGAGCCTTAGTATCTATCTGTGTCTGAACAGCAGAGGTAACACCATCTAGGTATCCAAGTTCTGTTGCTGATACGGATGTTAGTGCAGTACCTGCGTTTGCTAGGTCTCTTGCTTTACTCATTGGTTATCCTATCCTTATAATGGTATCTGCACTACGTCAGAACCATTTGTTCCAATCATTATTGAAGCATTGCTTGTATTATGTAGTGAATACATAAACAATTTGTCATCTAATACACCAAAGTAATCTGCGTTTGGAGACGTTGCACCAGTATCTATTGGTGAATTAACTGTAAAGTTTACACCGTCTGGTGATGTAACTACATAGTAAAGAGTGTGGCTAGCAACGTTGCGCTTGTATACGGCAACCCATCCAAGTGCTTCGCTGTAGGTAGCATATAAACACACCATTCCTGCAGCAGCAGCAATTGGTTGCTTAAATGTTGCTGCTTCTAATCCATTGTATTTAACTTCAGTAAAATAAATTCCACCATTAGTTGAACCATTTGGATTAACAACTGGGAATAAATTTGCTTGACCAATATATGCTTTTTCTGCAGTGGTTGCAGTTCCAGCACTACCAAAGTATACAATTTTTCCATTTGGACCAGGAACAAGTTTAACTTCTGCGTTGTTAAGCGGAGTAATAACTGTACCAGTTGAGTCAACGTGAATTGCTGTAAGTGATGTAAATGTTGTAGGGTCATTTGAAACAATTACATAAAGACCTGCGCTATTCATACACGTTACTAATGAACCATAACTTCTTAAGTCTATGGCCGCACCAGTTGCGCTCACCGTTGATACATCGGAAGCAGTATATGGACCAGCAAAAGTAGTTGAATATTGAAGTGCTGCACCAGCATTCAATGTGGAACCGTTTGCGGCAACATAATAAGTTCCATTGTGCGTTAAGCCCACAACCGCTGTGGTAAGAATAGAAGTAGGGGTAGTTAATGTTGCAGTTGCTCCATTGTCCGTACTATATTTAATATAATAACTTGAATTAAACGTACTAGGTATTGTAAATAAAGTATTGTTAACATATCCAGCAAAATCAATTTGGAATGCACCACTTCTTGCATTAGTGGTTATGTCAAATTTATTCCAAGGATTATCACTTAGTGACCAAGTTGCTCCTTTGTCATCTGATGTTAGAACAAAAGGTCTGCCATTTGTTGAAGTTGTACTTCCAAACATCCAGTATTTTCCATTACCATCTTTAATGAATCTACTATTTGACTTGGCTGAATTAGTAGTATCAAGTGAGGACGCAGACGCAAAGTTGTATGAAGTATTTGTAAGAACACCAGATGTAACATCAGTTGTATACGTTAATTCTGCGGCTGATTGATAAACAATAACTCCAGAACCGTTTGTAGCAATTGCTCTTGCGTAGTTACTTTGAAGTGTGCTTGGTGCAGTAAATGTGGTTCCAGCAGTTGCAGTTCCAATTCCAGTAGTTGAATAATAGAAATTAGTTTCCACACCATCCATAAATACGAATCTGCTTCCATCCCATATCATACTATAAATTGCTGGCGAGGCGCTAGTAATTGCTGTATTAGCGGTCCAAGTTGCTCCATTATCATCTGAATAAGCCCAGTTACCACTAGAAGTGCCCGCAATAACTCTAGTGCCATTAGTAGCAACTGTATATATGTTTTGAGTGGTAAAAGTATTTGTTCTGTTTGTCCAATTAGCACCATCTGGTGATGTTGCAATTTTACCCGAAGCGGCTACAACAATAAAGTTTGTTCCATCCCATACTGCACTATATGTACGACCACTTGTTGTGGATGTAGCAGTTTGGTAGTTAGAACTTGAATTTGTCCAAGTAACACCATCATTAGTTGAGTATGCTAAGTGCTGCAATGTTGTTGAGTTGTTAGCAACAACTAACCAGGTAGCAGTACCAGTTGATTTATATACAAGTTTAGCACCTGATGTAGCAGTAAATCCAATGCTACCAGGAGTTGTCCAGTTAACTAAGTCGGTAGATTTGCGTAATGTTCCATCTGATAAAATTCCAAGCCAATAAGAACCATTCCAAACCAAATCAAACCAATAAAGCGATGATGGGTATGATGTATTTATTGGTCCATTGTTTGCAATTGATTTCCAGTTTTTTCCATCAGTAGATGTCCATATGCCGCGATTTGCACGAGCAATAACAAACATACCATTTCCGTAAGCAGTAGCAGACCTGTTTGTTTCATTTTCAGTTAACTGAATACTATTAGAAATAAGTGATGGATTAAATTTTAATTTTTTTCCTGTTGTTACAGTTGTTGAAGGAAATGTTGAAATACCCATAGTTACGCTATCTCCACTCCGCTAATGTGAAAGTCTACTGCTGTAGTAGATGCTAAACCTTTAATTGTATCTGTTGCTACTAGGACCTGCTTGAGGTCAATGTATGCTGTTGTGTTAGCAGCAACTGTTGAATCTTTTTGTAATTCAATATCATCTAGCAAAATAGTAAATGTTGCTGAAGATGTTGAACTATTAGCAATAGCAATATTAGTTACTACTGTTGTAGTTGCAGAAGGGGTTGTGTATAGGGTTGTGCTTGATGTTGCTGCTGCTCCACGAAAGAGCACCTTAGAAGTTGTAGCCATTAGTTACTACCTTTCATTGTTAGTATGCACCCATAATTGTCATTATGGTGTCTGCTGCGTCAACAGTTCCCCAAGACTCTGAGGTTCCATTAGTTGTTAAAAACTTACCTGAGTTGCCTGTTTGTGAAGGCAATGAATATTGAGATACTGCTGCCCATTCAAGACCAGTTGCGGTTGCTGAATTAGTTTTTAGATAGTATCCATTTGTGCCTGCTGTTAGTTTACCTACAGTATCTGCAGCAGTTGCTACAATTAAATCACCCTTTGCATCAAAGACTGTATTGGAAATTGCTGTAGCCAAATCAAAGGCTGTGAATGTAATAATTTCTACAATGTCGTTGAGAGCAAGGGCTGCAAGAGAGGTAATGCTTGTTCCATTGGATGCTGTGTAATCTGTATCACGGACAAGAAGCACACCGTTTAGGTATACCTGTTCTTTACCAGCAAGGTAAGAAAGTGTTAGACCATTATCATCTGTGCCAGTTACTGATGTCTGACCAGCAGTTGCTGTGTAGCGATAGCGATAGATTGCAGCAGTGGATGAGATTGAACCCCACGCAGAACCTGTCCAAGCAAACATAGTATTGCTTACTGAGTTCCAGTAAAGAGCACCAGTAAGAAGCGCATTACCATCATTGTCTACAGATGGAGCAGTTGACTTAGAACCTAAATAGCGGTCATCAAAGTTGTCATAAGTTGTAGCAGCAGCGGCAGCAGAGGCTGCAGCAGCGGTAGCAGAACCAGCAACTGTATCTACATATGCTTTTGTAGCAGCGTGTAGGTCTACAGTAGGGGCACCTGATAAAGTAAGAGCACCAGTCATTGTGCTTCCTGCCTTTAAGACAAAAGAGTCATAGACAGTTCCACCTGCTTGGATTGCTGTTGCAATCTCACCAAGGGTATCAAGTGTAGATGGTGCAGAGTTAACAAGGTCTGCTACCTTTGTATCTACGTAAAGTTTAGTTGATGCATCTGTGTTAGCAGTTGGAGTAGCAAGATTAGTAATCTTCTGGCTATTAACAGATACTGAGCCAGTAGGCGCAGCCATCTGGTCTAAGCGAGATGTTCTTACTTGTGTATCAAAGTCTGAAATAGTTGAGGCTGTCTGTGTACCTGTATGGTTAGCACGAGCATATGGGTCAGTAACCATCTTGGCTGCAGTAATAGTTCCATCAGCAATATCTGTTGCTACGATAGTTCCATCTACTAAGTCAGCAGAGGTAATAGTTCCACCAAGGTTTAACTTGGTCTTGGCAATAGCGGCAGATGCATTAACATCAGCATCTACAATTGTGCCATTAGCAATCATTGTTGAAGTAACAGTTCCAGTATCGGTTGTATAGACACCATTGGTTACTGAACCAGCAGAACCTGATACGTTACCAGTTACGTTACCAGTTAGGTTACCTGTAAAAGTACCTGCAATAGCACCAGTACCAGTAATGGTTGGGCTAGTCAATGTCTTGTTAGTTAATGTTTGAGTAGTGTCAGTTCCAACCAATGTTGTGGTTGCATCTGGAATAGTTACTGTTCTGTCTGCTGTAGGGTCTGTAACTGTAAGCGTTGTTTCAAAAGCATCAGCAGTAGCACCTTCAAATACAATGTTGCCATCACTTAGAGTAAGGCTTGAAATGACTGGGCTAGTTAAAGTCTTATTAGTTAATGTTTGAGTTCCAGTAAGAGTTACTACTCCAGTAATTGTATTACTTGCAGTATCAATTGTTTTGTTAGTTAAAGTCTGAGTATCTGAAGTTCCCACTACGGAACCAGTTAAACCGTGTACTCCTGAAGATGCTTCAATATGAGTATTGGCTTCACGATAATCTCTACCAATTGCCATATGGCGTACTGCAGCACCAGCAGAGTGGGCTACACCAGTAGAACCATCACGACCACGAACAATAGTAAGGGTGTTAGTTGAGACCGCCGTTATATCTACAATTTCTTCAAGCGCTGTATCTGGGTCTATCACCACCGTAAATGTTTCGCCAGCAGAAACTGTGGCTCCACCTAGTAAAGAAGTTCCTGATACTACAGATGCTGAAGTACCAGATGATGTTAACGCTGAAGCAAGAGTTGTTTGCTGTGAGCGTGAGGAGTATTTGCGTGTTGTCATTTATCTACCTATCGGCTGTAGTGGATGCGGATTGGATATTGAGTTTGTTGTCTTGATGTTTCCTCAGAGAGGCGCTGTGTGTAAAGGGCTAGCAATTGACGTGATGCATTCTGTGAAGAACCATATGGTCTCTTGCTATCTGTTTCATCTGCCTGTGGGCTAACCTGAGCAGCACGTGCTGGGTCAAGATAGGTAAGCAAACGGTATGAAGCACCAAGCACTACCACATCCTTGCAGGATTCTGGTAGCCCTGTTTGTGTTGCAAAATCTTGGGCATTAGTTGTAAATGCTACAGGTTCAGTTGCGTATACAATCTTTACAGTTCTACCTGGAGTAATGTAATCTCCAATAGTTACTGTCTGAACATCGTCTGAAGATGTATAACCAAAGGCTGTAGGCTCGGCAAAAGAATCAAATGACCATCTACGAACTGGTATCCACTCTTTAGATGGGCCAACTTCTTGCCACATAATTGTCAAAATATTATCTATGTTTAGATTAGCAAAGGCATATGTAGTAACTGCTGCGTTGTAGGTAAATGAAGTATCTGATACTGCAAATATAGAAGCACCCATTGCCTTGATAGTGTCATTGATAGCACGTTTAATTACGTGCCGTGGAAAGGTAGGAGAGATAGTAACTTTGGTATCTGCTGTATGAGTAGCAGCAGTAGTACCTAGATAGCCACGGCCATATGGTGCTACAGTGGCTGTATTAGCCACACGGTCAAATGAATCTACCCATAATAACTCTTCATCAATCTCAACTACGCCTTTACCTAGATTCTCAGTTGAACCTAAAGACAATACGGTAGGAGATGTAGATGGTGATGTTAAGGTACTAACAGCGCTGGTTAAGTGAGTTGCTCTATCTTGTTGATATGTATATCCAGCCAAGTTAATCTGGATTTCATCCATTATGTTTGATAATGTGGTTGTCATTAGGCGTTGATACTCCGTAATGCAGCAGGTGCTGCTAGGCCAGTTGTTGAAGCAAGTTCGTTGCAGATGCCATCAATGTCTTTAAACTTATCTCTTGTACGTCCAGCCTCAGCCTTGATATTAAGAGCACCAACAGTTGCAAGTCCAGTAGTCCCAGCCCAGGCATTTGCTGCCCCTTGTTCATCTAATCCAGTTGTACCAGCAAGACGATTAAGTTCTGCTGTTAGGCTACTACCTGCTATACCAAGTGCCATTATTTATCCTATCTAGGTGTAATGATTTTTTTCTTAGGTGTTATTAATTTTGATTCTTGCTTTGGGCTACCAAAGAATGCTTTGTAGTAATGCTCATCAAATGAGAACCGCTTCATATGTGGAGCAGTTGCTCCTGTATGGCAATACAGTGGAACCTCTGCCTTATCGCATAGAGCAAAAAAGAATATATCTTCGCCAATAAATTTGGCGCCTCTACCCATTTCCATAAAGAGTTGACCATCGGGTGCTATCTCACGGACTTTAGGTACTAGGCTTCTATGCATCAAGATAAAGCCCATACCTGCTGCATCAACTTTAATTAGTTGATTCTCAGGTAGTGGATGAACTCTGGCTAAACCAAAGCCACCTTCTCCATCATTGACAAAACTAAAAACTGTAGGCATTGGAACCATCAAAGGTTCCTCAGGATTATCTGTAGTAAAATATACTCCAGTAACCATTGGACGCTTCTCAGCGTCTTTGTTATCCCATAATAATTTAAACTTCTCTGGACTAATTACTACATCTGAATCTACCCATAGTAGCCATTCATAATCAGTCTTATCAAACCAGTAATCAATTACTGTTTGTCGCTGTCTGGCAATTTGATTGCCTTGACTGCGTAATGTAGTAGCAAACTCTACGCCAGACTTTAGCATTACATCTGCTACGCCTTGCATAAACTTACCATCTACCATTCCGTTATCGCACCATACTAGTGCTACAGAATCTTTTGTCCCCTTGGTACTCATATTACCACTTAACCTTATCTGCCCAATATGCTGCAGACATTTTGCCTTTAGCAATATTCTTAGCGTGACGTGCTTTAAATGACTTCTGTCTAGCGGTTGGCTGTCTATCTCCAGTCACACCTTGTTGTCCAAATCGGATAGTCTTTACTTGATTACCTTCTTTAGCCACTACTACGTGTGACTTAGTTGGATGATTAGGAGTACGCTTTGGCTTATTAAAGCCAGATACTCCTGCTCTTTTTAATCTTGGGTCTGCCATTATTTGCCCCTATACTTTGCTGTTTTCTTTGCTATGTTTTTAGGTTGTTTAACAAACTGCTTACCTTTAGCATTACCAGCAGCCTTAGCCTTATTGGTTGCTGCTTTCTCTGCAGAACTTAAAGCGTCCCACGCTGCAGATGGTAAATATCTTTTCTTACCCTTAGATGGCTTGCCATCAGAGGTTGTCCACTTTTGTTTAGTCCAGTCTTTCAAAGACTTTTGAGACTTAGCAAGGGCCATTACTTATAACCTCCGCCTGCTTTTTTATATTGAACTGCAAGTAATTGTGCTTTACGGGCTGACCATTCCCCTGGGTCTCCACCCTTTGAACCAGCCTTAATCTTCTTAAACAGTGCTGCTCTCATACCAGGTTTAGTGTAGTTGCCAGCAGCATTAACTTTAGATTTTGTTTTCTTCTTCATTTGCTCCCCTTAACTACTTCTTTTGTTTTCGGGTCAAGCCGAACCTTTTCAGTTCCGTCTTTGCGAAGAATTACAACTAAGCCATCCCGCATAATTGACTTATTAAATCCGTCGTGACGTTTGCGTTGACCCGATGACATTACTTTCCTCGTCCTGCTTTTCTCATACCCTTAACCTTTAATAGGTTAGGGTTCTTTTTAATTGCTGCCTTGCTGGCTTTCCTCGCACCTGCAGCCAAGATTGCTCCAGCACGCTCCTGTGAGATACCTTGTTTTTTCGCAATTTGCTTCTGTGCTGCTTTGAAGCCCATCCCTTTTTTTGCTTTCACTTCTTTCCAACTTTCTTTACTCCAGCCTTTGTACGTGTCTCAGGAATAAACATACCTGGATATTTTTTTTCAAGCGCTGCTTTTGCAAGTGCTTCAACTTTAGCAATTTCTGCAGGAGTTAAAGATTTTTTATATGCATCAATTGCTGGTTTACCTTTTAATACAGTAGGCTTTGGTTTTGGTTTAGGAGTAGGCATTACTTCTTCTTACCCATCTTCTTCATACCTTTTTTCATTTCCATCATCTTCTCAGATTTGGATTCCATCTTCTCACCCTTAGCATAGGCTTTAGCAGCAGCCTTACCCTTAGCGGTGTATGGGAACTTTTTCTTTCCTACTTTTGGCATTATATTTGTCCAATCTCTTTCATAACCTCTACGGTTTTAGGTGTTATGTCTTTTGCTTTAGGCATAGCATCTGCATTATACGCTTTACCTAAAATTTCGGAGGCTTTATGTGCCTGCTGGATGTGTCGCATACTTGTGCCTGCTGGCTGTATACCCTGCGCTCTAGCATCCTTATATGCTTTTAATTCTGCATTCCATTTCTTATCTGGAATATCCCTCTTAGCATCTCCAGTATTCATCTGAAGACTTAAACCTTTACATCCAAAGCATCCATCAACTGGAGTTGGATGATGTTCCCAGTGTTTCATATATCCCCTATATAACTGTGAAGTTTGCTTCTGTTACTCCTATACCACCAGCAATTAATGCTGCTTTAGTAGCCTCACTTACTATGTGTGTATGGCCACCAATATAAAATTCATCGTAGTTAGCCGTATCTTCATCTACTGGAAATCTTAATGTTGAATATGTACCGCCACTTTTGGCAACACTTACACCTCTATTAAGTTTGTAGAAATAAAATAAACGGTGTCTACCCGCTGGTCCCTCTTCTACAACTGGAGTTGTAAATTTGTACTCTGCCATTATTCTCCTTAATGAACTTACTCCGTAGTAGGGATATTGCTACCCCTACTACAGCGTCAATCAACTAAGCGATTGAAGAACCTGATTCGATTCTGTATAGAGCCTCGTTGCGGTAGATAGCGAAACCTAGTACGCCATACCAGCCCATTGGGCGATGACGCATCAAGCGGTCCACTACTGGTCCGATAACTGTGTGTGGCTCTTCAGCAACGGCTTCAGCCATTGCTTGCTGTCCTGCGATAATTGTGCGGTATACACGAGCAGATGAAGAACCATCTGTTGCGTTGTATAGACGTGGAGACTCTACGAAGTATGCACCTTCGTATGTTCCAATTTCTCCTGCCCAAATGCGGTCCTGTGAAGCACCGTATTGGTTAGGAAGTAGCCATCCTGCTGAACCTGTCTCAGCACGAAGGTCGTGGGATACCTCTGGGTGTAATCCAGCCCAGTATAATGAACCCTTACGGCCTACAGCCTTGTTAGCACGTAACTTCGCTACAGCCTTGCGGATGTTTGCTGAAGATAGTGTTGCTGCTGCTGTGATAGTTGCAGTTGATGTTGCTGTTGAACCTGAATAAATTACGTTTGAACCACCACGCAATGTTGTCATTGCTACGGAGTCAATAGAATCTGCCAAGTTGTAAGCGATAATGTTAGCAATTGCTGGGTCAACATCTGCTAATGAGAATAACTCAAGAGCACGTGTTACCAACACTGAGTTACCGTACTCGTTAAGAGTAATGGTTACTGATGTTGGTGTTGACATTGCCACTGCATCTGGGTCAGTTGTTTCTGTCAGAGCAGTAGTTGCTACAGATAGGTCAACGTAGCGTTGTAGAACTACAGTTGAACCTGGGATTGCTTGACGTGCTGGACGCTTATCTGCGACTGAACGAATTAGTGGTTCAGAGCGGAGAGCGAACTCTAGTAAACGGTCATAAGCCTTTTGTACTAGACCAGCAGCACCAGCGGTACCTCCAAGAGAATCAGAGGCTGTTGATACGTATGCCATTTGTCACCTCCAAGTGACTATGAGAATTATTTTTGTGATTGAATAAGAGCAATTAACTCTTCGGCAGATTGAGCATTGTCAATCCTGGAGTTAAAGTCTTGTTCACGGTCTGGTGTAATAGCACCTTGAGTAACGATATCTTGCTGGCGTAGTGCCGCAAGAGATACGTTATCGGCTGCATTAGACTGAGCAGGAACATTGATTCCAAATAAATCTGCGTTATCGTCAAGCCAGTTAGAAACTGTATCTTCGCTAACATCGTCTAAATCTTTTAGTACTAGTCTTGCTGCCTTAAGGTTTACACCCTTTTTTTCTAGGACTTCTTTGACGGTTCTCTCACGCTGCACCTTGGTTAAACCCTCAAGTTGCTCAGTAAGTTCCTTGATACGCTTTTCATCTGCACGTTTGGCTTTTCTTAGTTTCTTAACTAAGTCATCACCTTGCAGAGGTGTGTCGTTATCTTGGTCTTCGTCTTCGTCTTCCCAGTAATTGTTGCTCATAGCAACCACCCTTTCTATTCGTTGATTAGTTCGCAGACCACAGTTCAGTTCGGGGAAACTGGCTGGCTTCTACTCCCAGACTTATACACCTCACGGGGCTGGTAGGTCCGTGTAGGGAATCTATATTTGTCCTGCTGGTTTTTGTGTTAGAGAGGCTCTACTTAAACCTGAGGCACCGCCAAAGGCAGCAATTTCTCTCTCTGCTAATTTCAATCTCTTACGCTGTGCAGAGGCTAAGCCTTTAAATGTTTCTGACTCTGCTTCTCCTTGATTATAAGTAATGCCTTCTTGTGCATATATCTCACCAAGTTTGCCAGCAGTAGGTAATACGCTTGCAATCGTTGCATAGCCTTTACGAGCAGTTGCTAAATCAATCCCGAATTTTGCTAAGTCTTCAGCAGTAGCCATACTAGTTACCAGACTTTGTGCTGCGGCTGCGCTACCAATTTCTGCTGCCTTAACCTTCTCTTCTAACTTAGGAAGATTCTGTGTTGGATTTAAGAAGTATCCAACAAGGTCAGTATCTGCAATATCGTAGTAGGCTTTTAACTGAGTCTTAATTGCTGGGTCTGCATTCTTAACTCTAGTAACAGCCAAGTCAATTCTATCTTTAAACTCAGTAGCAGATACATCTCCACCAATTAGATTAGCCATTGTTGCCTGTCTAGTTGCACGGGTTGTACCAAAGTATGTTTCTTGACCATACGCCTTAAGTGTCTGACTATAGGCATCTTCTATTGCAAGGTACTCTGCCTCTGATAATACATTTAGCCCAGCAGTCCTACGCTTTTCATTACCAGCAAATCTTGTTTTATATACTGGCTCTTGCTTTAATAATACGGCTGCTTGCTTAGGACCAATACCTTGTTTCATATAACTTTCAATTACTGGAACTAAACTCTCTAAACCGTAATCAGTAAAAGCATCTTTTAGGAAAGCAAAGGCATCTGCTATTTCATCAGAGATTTGAGATTTATCTTCCTCTGGAATATTTATTGTTTTGCTATATTGCTCTACAAGTCCTTGTGCTGTTGCTAATTGTTGTTCAGTTAACGCTATATCGGCAGCCTTTGTTGTGTACTGAGCAGCACCTGCTATTGTAGTAGCAACCTTTTTACTTAATTCGTCAGGTGTTATTCCTGCAGCCTTTAATACTTCAGGTTTAGTTGGTGCCTTCTTAGCAATCCTTTGTGCAATTTCTGACATTGCTGAAAATTTAGGAGCGACATTCTTTGTAAAGTCAATATCGGCTGGACTTCCAAATGTAGCAAGTTTTGCCTGTGCTGCTGTTTGCTGTGCTTTAGCAGCGGCTAATTGCTTTGCTTGTTCTGCGGCTGCTGCTTTGGCTGCCGCTACTTCTGCTTTAGTTGCCATTATGCCATCAATCCAAAACTCTGAAGAATGCTTGCAGCATAACCCGCTGCTTCTTCTCTAGCGTTTTTAGTCTTAGCCCACTCTGGTTCATTTCTTAACATAATCTCAAAATCTGTTAAAGTCATAACACCTGGCTTTCCATCATTAGAGAGGGCTTTTTGAATCCTCTTATCAAACACGTTAATTGACTGCGAAGGTATCTCGAGAATATTAGACATTGCAGATGCAAACTGGTCTGCCACTGAAGAAACTGTTCCACCATTATCAATGATATTTGATATACTGGGATAGAAAGTTTTAGCCATATTCTTAATAGCCTGTTGTTGTGAATCTAACTTACCAGTGGTAAGGGTTCCACCCTCAACCATACCGTTCATTACCTGATTGAATGCCTCACGGTTAGAAAGGTTAATACCATACTGGGTTGCATATTCTTTTAATGTAGATACTGATTGACTTAATGCTCCAGTACCTTTGCCTATCTCTTCATCTGTTAAAGATGATACTGATTTTCTAAGCGTATTAAAAGCAATCTCTCTATAGTCAGAGTCTTCTAGTTTAGAACCACTTGTTACCTCTACGCCACCAACATCCTTGCGGGTTACTACGGCTAGTTTCTCTGCAGATTTAATCTGTTGAAAGAATAACTTCTTTTCTTCCTCAGTTGCTGGCCTATCTAGTAATTGCTGAGTATAATTGTTTATCATCTCAGCAGCATCTGCTTCTGTAGTTTCAGTTCTACTCTTGGTAGGACCACCAGCACCAGAAACGGTAGGACGGCTTGCTGCCCAGTCTGAGAATGGAGTTAACTTAGTGCTTTCATCTATAAGGAAAGAATCTACCTGCTCTACAGATTGTGTAGCACCAGCCTTTAGAATTGCAGTAGTAAAGGCATTACTGTCTTTTGCTGCATAATCATTCTGGCTTAGGAAGTTTGACCTAACTAAATTACTTCTAAGGGCTTCTAGTTTTTTACCAGGATTATCTTTCTTAATCTGAGCAACATATTTAGTTCCAGTTAGAACATCAAAGTTACCATCTGGATATACATACAAAAAGTACTGAACAGTCTGGTCGCCTTCTTTTTTAACTAACTGACGATATTTACCATTCTGGTCAAAGGTAATTTGATATTCACCTTCAGGTCCAAAGAACCTATTTAAGTCTTGGTAATCTAAAGATGGACCACTACTTCCAGATGTTTGAGTATTGCGCCTGGATTCTCTGACGGTTTCTTGGTCGGCCATTATTCCTCCTGCGCCCTCGCTGTAGTAACATCCTTAGAGTATGAGTTCAATAGTGAACGGAAAATCAAACGATTTGCCTCTCTAATCTCTGGGTATGTTTTGCTGTATTCTTCAATTATCTTATTAATGCTTTTCTTCTTTGCTGCCTTTACTTCACTAAAGTCATAGCGGCTAGCCATATCTTTATCCTGAGCAATGTTTAAGAACTGGCTCATTTCAGAAACAACCAGTTGCATAGCAGCCCTTGAGCGCTTGTCTAGTGGGCTATCTTTAGTAGATACTATCTCTGATAACTCTCTAAACTTAACCTCTAGTTCACCCTGATTATCTATGTTACCCATAATTTCTGCCTTTAGGTATGGGTTAGAATTCAACATAGATTTACGGGCTTGCTGTGCAAGATAGATAATCTGTTTACGTTCGCCAACGTCAGCAGTTTTTGCTAACTCAGCCTTTTGATTACTCTCAATTGCAAAGTAAGTCTCACGGTCTTCTGATAGTTGAACATCTTTTAGATAGTTCTTTAGATACTTATTGAACTCATCTTTACCTTCTGGAAACTTTAGTATGCCTTCAGATTCCATCCAAGCGTAAACATCTGGGTTATATTCTCCCACCCTAGGGGCAAAGATATACGCAGTTTCACCATATGTATCTATAAACTTAGAGTTATTAACAGCCCAGTTCTTTACTTCTTCTGTCTTATTAATAAACACCTTCATAGTGCTATTGTTTCTAGGAACTATGTAGGCTAACTTACCTGGGTTCTTGCCAATAAATGTAGCCAAGGCTAAGTCAAATGCATCCAATGCATTCTCTGAATCATTACGAAGAATGCTGTTATAGATATCCCAGAACTCTGCCTTGAATGAAGTAATGCCAGCATCCTTCATATAGTTTGGTAGGTCTTTTGTATCTCTTAATGCTGGATATGCTGGTGATATTTGACCTAACATATTACGTGCTACAACAATTGTGTTAGTAGCAATCTTTATATTACTTAAGTATTTATCTGTTTCTTCAACTGTAGCATTAGCAGGTAAATTATATCCATATGCTTGGAAGTAAGATATAGCCTGAAGTACCGCTGTGGATTTTTGTCTATCTGCTTCTGTAGGAGATAGGCTGGTCCAAATTGTAGAACCTAGCAATGGCATTACTGCCTCACGTAGGTCTAAGTTCTTACCTATATTACCAAGGGCAATGTTATTAACTGCATCTGCAGCCTTACTTGCTGTTGGCTCAATCTTCTCTTTAATAGGTCCTGGAATTAAAGGTAGTTCACGCAAGAAAGACTTTAATGTTAATAAAGCAACCGCAGATACTGGACCGCTAAATGCTGGTTGACCAGCATCAGGGGCAAATGATGGGTTAATTAATCTTAACTTAATAGCAAAGTCATTAAATGATGGAACCTTAAAATCATCATCGCCACCTAATGCTTTAATAATGGGATTTACCGCAGAATTAATAATAATATCTGTTGGGAAAGTTAAGTATAAATCGCCCTTATCATCCTCATATATATCACCACTTGCTTGTAATCCTGTGTGTAGAAGTCTTAAGCGATACAGGGTTTGTAGTGGTTTCTTTGTATATAAACGATATATACGGCGGTAAAAATCCTCTGTTGCTCTGTAGAAACGACCAACGGAACGAACAGATACAGCAAGATTACTCTTGACGTTTGGATTATCAGCAAATGTTATTAATTCATTTACTGCGCCATTCCAAGATAACTCAACTACTTGCTTTTCTGCCTGAGCCATAGCAAGTTTAGTTACTTTTTTATCTGAAAGTAAAGGATTGTTTTCCTTAATTAACTTTTCATACTGGTTAACAAGTTTTTTCTCATATGGAGCAAGGTCGTCCATATACTTGCTATACATAACCCACAAGGCGGGTTGACGATATAGACCATTTACCTGTGCATCCATTACATCCATAGCCCAGTTTTGGAATTTACCTAAAATTTCACCATTACCGTCAATATCTTCTAGGGCTTTAAGGTCAACATCGCCACCCATAAAGATTAAGCGTGTATTAATTTGTCCGCTGGTAGGGCGATAGCCCTTAGTAAGTTTAAAAAACTCATCTTCAGTTATAGAAGCAGAGGCTTTTGCCCAAGCACCCTTAACTAGTTTCTTTTTATCGGCAAATAAATCTGCGTGACGGTCTTTAATTGCATCATATAATTTTTGATTGTATGAATTTGGGCCACCGTGGAATGTGTTATACATATCAATCAACATATTGTCTATGTGAACACGGGCAATATCCGCATCACTTAGACCTTGTTGACGATAGTAAACAGTTGTAGTAAATTGTTTATTAAAATCTTTTACTTTTTTGATATTAAAAGTATCAAATGTATTTAAATCTAAATCAGCACGCACACCTGCTTGTTCTAACAGGTCTCTTCTGGCTAACTCAAAGTCTCCGCCAGTCTTTAAAGCATTGTGTCTAAAGAATGGGGTAACTGGACTCATATATTGTCCATCACCTACTGTCTTTCCATTATAGGAAAAACGAATACTAAAGTTATCATAGTGAGCAACGGCTATTTCTAAGTCATTTAAGTCAGCAATATCAACTGCTCTATATTTTTTAGAGGCTTTTAGATTATTTGCCTCATACATCTTGGTTAAGTTAGATGGAGTAAATTGAGCATTAATAAATTCTTTATCCACTTTTGCAGAAAGGCTGGTCTTAGCACCCATTGAGTTAGCAATTGAATCCACAGCAGATGGGTTATTCTTTAATAACTTACGCATATTGTCTTTTGCGCCTGCTCGTAGTTGCTTTAATACAATATCTTCGTATCTGTCAACTAGGTTTGTGCGAATCATCTCTTGTTGAACTTGCTCTTTTGTAATCTTTAAATCATCGGCAATTTGTTCTACAAGTTCTACACGCTTGTCAAATGGAATCTTTTTAGTGATATCCATATTAGGAAACACTTTGTATGCTGCACGTTTAAAGCCAATAGCAGATTTAGAACCACTAATTGTAGTCAGTGCTTTTACTGCTCTACGTCCACCAAAGGCAAATTTAACTAATGCATCTTTAGGTGCAGTTAGAAAATAAAAGAAACCTTCATCAATACTTGTTCTTAGACCAAGTCTAGGAAACAATGTAAAGGTAGACCAAAAATTACTGTAAGCACGAGTAAATTTATTTTTAGTTACGCCACCAAGCGCTACCATAAATTTATGCTTCTCATTTGATATCTTACCAAATTTAGTCATAGCAGCATTCTCTGCAATGATTTCATATGGCAGAGGTGCTGTACCTTCAGCAGTCTGAGATAGTTGAATTATACCCTTGCTTGATTGTACCGCTACATCATTTTCTAAATTATAGGCTTCTCTGCTAACTCGTCCAACAAAGTGCTGTGGAACTTCAGAGCGGGCAGTAGAGTACATACCAGCCTTCTCGTTGAAGGTAGCATTTAAAATTTCTGCCATCTGATTTTTGCCATCAGGAGTACCAATCATTCCTTGCTTTAACATAAAGCCATAGGAAAGGTTGCGAACTATTGTTCTTTGATACTCTTCGCTTTGGTTTAGAAACTCAAATACAATAGTATCTGCAAGGTCTCTTCTTACTACTTGAGCCGCTAGATTGCGGACTTCATCTACTGTCTTAATAGCATCTTCGCCGTAAAGAATACGACCTGGGCTTCTTTGAGCCAATCTTCCAGCCTTGTGAAGTGCGTTAACATCTTTTTCTAGTTTAAGTAAATCAGCCATTGCTGGATTAACTAAAACATCTCTTTCATTAGATACCTTAGTAAGGATATCCATAGCAGTACCAAGTCTAATATTGTCTACGCTCTTAGAGATTCCAGCATTAGCAGCGCTAGGATTAAAAATTGCATCTGCTGTTTGGTGAACTGAAGATGTAAGTTTTCTGTAGGATTTAGAAACTGGAATAGCATTCCTATAGAATGATACTCCGTCTAGATTTCCTTGCATTAACAAATTTTTATCATCTATGTCAACAAAGAATTTTCTAGCAGAGATAGAATCAAATGTCTTTGCTTTTGCTAGACCAACTAATATTTCAGTATTAGCCCATTCTGGGTACTGGCTTTTAACAGCACGGTAAACATCTGCTTTTTCTTGAGATGTCTTAGCATTGGCAAAGTTTCTAACTACAGGACCTAGTTCTTCATCCCAAAGTTTAATTACATCTGGTTGTCTAAATACAAAGTCCATACCAGCAGTAACGTCACCACGTTCTGCTAAGAACTGATACTTGTCCTTAAGTTTTTCTCCACGACTCTTAAGACCAATAAATCTTAATGCCTCTGAAGGTTTAGCCTTGACTCCTTCAATTCCTTTTGTTACTGCCTTTATAGCAGTACCTACGCCAGCCCAAGACATTGGGTCAATTCCTATTTGATATAAAGCGTCAATTGGTCCAGAAACTACTTTTTGCGCCTTGAGCACACCTTCTGGAGTTGACATATCAATTCCTAAAGTTTTTAATAACTTTTCTGGAACTGTATCAATTTTATTATTAACACGGTCTTGGATTGCTCTGCCCGCAGCATCTCTTCCTGGAGATATCTGAGCATTTATTTTTACTTCTTCTAGAATTTTATTAAACTTTTGTGGCTCATCATTATAGAATTTAATAGCATCAAGAATCTCAGCATCTACCTTGCCGTAATCATCAATTGCTTCGCCTGGTGTTTTACCATCTATGGTAGAGGTGATTAAAGATATTACGCCTTTTCCATATTGTTTTTCAAACTCAGAAATTCTGTCCCATTTAAAAGAATTTTTACCATTGTATCCATCTTTAAGAACTTGCTTAGAGAATGGTTTATCTTGTGATAGTTGGCGATAAACTGTAGGTATGGTATTGATTGTTTTTCCATACATATCTGCAGCAGCAAAGCCAGCAAGCAATGGGCTTGCTATTCCTTTGAATACTCGTGTTGCTGCACCACTTACAGCCTGTGTAGCCTTACCAATTAAACCTTGTTCTGCTTCAAAAGTTTTTTTGTCAGGAAAAAGATATCTAATGTTAGATTGAACAATTGGGTCTAATTCAAGAAATTGTTTTCTTGCTTGCTCTTCACTTAACTTCAAAAGATTTTTTGCTTTTTGATGCGTGAAAGACATCTGCTCAATTATCTTCTGTTGCTCAGGTGGTAAGTTAGCGGTTACGGCAGCCTTATAAAAATTTGGGCTAACCTCTGCTACTACAGGGTTTAATGGTTTATAAGCCACTAGTAGCCTCTATCTTCTAGCATTCTGTAAATTAACTCAGAGTCTCCGCTTGGGTCATACTGTGCAATATTGCTAAGAATTGAAAGCAAGGTTGGTTCTGTAGATGGAAGTCTTAATGAAGAAAAACCTGGACCCTCACCTAAATCAATACCACTAGTAATTGGCTCTGCAGCACGGCGAGTAGGTTCATTAATTGAAACAATATCTTCCATACCACCCATATTTAAATTCATTCTAGGAACTGGATTGCCAGCCATAGGTGCTGCTACTTGGTTGTCGTAGGTTTGTTGTCCTTGCCCATATGGTAATCCTGGGATGTAGGTTGCGGCTTGTGTTGGTCCCCCATCAGTGCGTTGACTAAGAGAGCCAGGGCCTGATACTGGGGCTGGGTTAGTCGGTCTTCTATATCCACCTTGTTGTGCCACACTTCCTCCTACTTAGTAAATTGTGTTTTGACATTAACTGGTCCGCCACACCAAACATTATATTGAATTGCTATGTTAACTGCTTTCTTAGCAGCGCTTGATGCTTTAGCGTGTGTCTTTGTTTCTGATTCCATTACTGATAATGCGCCAAGGGCTAATCCGCCACCTGCGCCTATTCCGTATAAACCTCTATCATCTCGCATATAACCATAATCATCACTAACTTGAAATAATTTTCCATTAAAACAAATTAATGCATCCCACCCTGAATCATCATCATTCTTATTCTTAGGTGCTGGGTCATAACCTGCTTCGGTTAGAGTTTGCTTTATAGATGGCAATACTCTAATCATCATAAATCTATCTGGGTCTTGCGTCTTAATTACTTTAGGTGGTTGCCATAAGTTATTAAGGATATCTCCCGCTATAGCATCACCTGCTACTGCAACTAGATACTCACCAACTTTAACTATCTTGTCACAGCCTTTGGCTACATATGGTTTATCCATATATGTAGTCATTGAATCTGCTGCTAAGACAGCCCAACCTTTACCCTGAACACCTACAATGGCAGTCATAGTCCCCTTCTAACTTATCGTCTTACAACTGTCCTTGCACTTGCACTAGCCTGTCCACCAGCACTTAAACTAGATAAAAGACTTTGTAGTCCTCCGCCTTGTTCTGGTTGAGATGAGAGGCCTCCTACTGGTGCTGCGGGAGCAGGGGACGTTTGCTCAACCTGAGGTGCGCCAGCAGGAGGTAATTCTTCGGGTTTAAATATTTCCTCAATGGCGTCCTCAATTGCTATCCCCTTTTGACGTGCTTTAATTACGTCAGCAATCTTCATAACAATATCACTTGGGTCTCCACCTTGTGATGCAATTTGTGGAATCGCCTGTGTGTAAGCCTGTAATGAACCCATTAAAGAATTACGCATTTCTTCAATTTCAATTTTCTCTTGCTCTTGGGTTACGTTAATACCAAATGGTAGTTCACGCATAACCATATCTTTAGAAATAATTTTAGCACCTAATGCCTGTAGCATAAAGATAAGTCCCTGTGCTGGATTAAGTCCTGCCAACATTCCATAACGGACATCGGCTGAGTAATCCTTCTTAATATCTTTTGAAGGCTTGTAATCAATGCTATATGGAGAACCAGCATCTACGCCACGGACTGTCTTGTCAAAGTCAAAGTATGTCTCATCAACCTCAAAGCAGATTGAAATAACATCTTTAAGTGCTGAAGCAAAGATAGCCTGAGCGGATTTAACCTGTGTATCAAAACCACCCATAAGTGCTTGAACACCCTGACCAGTAATGATGCTTGCATCAAGATTACCAGTACGTGATTCTGGATAACGAGTTCCAGTTCTTAACTCTTGTTGCAGTAATGTTTGTTCAGTAAATGCACCATTAGGTATAGGCAATTCAACACGGCGTACACCACCTGGATTGTTTGTGCGGATGATTGAATCTCCACCAAACTCAATTTCTTGAACATCCTGTGGGACAACAATTGGTGATTGAACAGATTTCTCTGCTGCTTCCATCGCAAGTAATGCGAACCTATTACGAAGCAGTTGGATACCTAGAACATCATCAAACTGTCCACGCATCTCACCGTCAACAGATGGACGTCTAGCAACAACAACCATCATCTTTCCAAGTGGATTAACCGCTTGGGATAGAACTAGGTTATTGCGACTAGGTACATAAATTAATGATTGGTCTTTATCGTAATAACGAACAAAGTCAACCGTTGCATTTAAGTCTTGGCGATAGCCGTCTCTGCCCAGAAGTTGCATTTCATATTCTGGGAATTGGGCTACCAAC